CCAAGTTGGGTTATAGATACTCGTAATGGATATCAGTGTTATTGGATCTTTGATGATGCTTCACGCAATATTGTTGGGGCAAACAAAACTTTCTGGAATGGTCTACAGAAAAAGCTCGTAAACTACTTTGATGGCGATCCAAGGGCTATCAAACCTAATCAGATTTATCGTGTTCCTTATACTTGGTGGCGTAAGTGCTGGGAGAAGAAGGCTCCTTATTACTCTACTATTCTACAAGGTTCGTCTGGTCAGACAATTAATGTCAAAGACTTGATTGAGGCATTAACTGGTCAACCAGCAACGGTAACTATTGTTCCTAACGCAACAAGTGATGCTTGGTTTGAACAGTGGCGTAAAACATACAAGAAGTCTGATATTACAGGAATTCCTGTGACAGTTGATGCTGCTCAAAAGATTTTGAATGAACTAAATAATCAGAAGGCTGTTTACTCTAATAGTAGTGCTGATTATTGCGGTCAAAAGAATACTAAGGATAGCGTGTGGGGAGACTTTAACAAGAAACTCGACAACACTAATCAGTATGGTGAATATAAGTGCAACAAGTCGTTTAATAATAATTACGAAAAGGCTTATGGTGATCCGTCGCCAGTGCTTCCTTCTCACGCTGGTGACAGCGGTTTAGATTTGAGTGAGTCCCAGGCCAAACTCTTAAAAACCGTGGTCGAGTACCTCAATCAAGCGTCTACAGCGTTGTATTTCAGCAACAACCGATTCCTTTCTGGTGCTGCCCGTGATCTGGCAAGTCAGATTAGTGATAAGTTTTGCATAGGTTGAATTATGAACAATCAAGAATATCCAGAAGATAATGATCCTTACAAATTCTACTTTCAGATAGATACTGAATGGGTCGAGAAATATATGGATAGTCTGATTAATAAGATAGAATATAAATGGATAACTAAGGAAGTTATAGAGGATGCGTTAAAGAACCTACCCAATTATAATACCCCGTTACTTCCAGATGGATTTTCTCCGATTGCGTTACCTGTGAATAGTTGGCTCTCCAGTACAGCGGAGAATAAAACCTCCCTGTACTTGGGGAACAACTATTGGAACGAAGGAGTATGGAAACAAAAACACTTCGTAACAGATAAATTACAAAGCGAATACATCAAACATTTACAATCTAATGCTAACCATTTTTTATATCAGCCAAAATATTATAAAGGGCTGTATGAAATACTTAACTAGGATATATTATGGATTCTACAAATGATGAGTGGTTTATAGTTAAAGATATTGATGGATTAATTAATTCCTCAAGAGCATTAGTTTTTAATAGTTTTGGCCAGCATAATGATCAAAAAGACATTGACTTTTTAGATCTAAAAATAGATGATCATGACAAAGAAGAGCTAGATAAGATTTTATCTTATGATGAATCTAAAATAATTATTACTGATATTTTAAAAAAACAACGCAATAAAAAAGCCTCAAAGATTAGATATTTGCTTAATGATAAGCTGTTCCTAAAAATAATAGAATCTCTAAATGATCGGATGGTTAGTAATATATTAAATGGATTAGTTAATAAAGGATTAGTAGAAACAGCATATGATGCTGAAGCGAATGATTTTGTATTTTGGATAAAAACTGATGAAAACAAAATTGAAAGTCCAGAAGCCGATTGAAATAGATGTATCATTAAAATATAAATGCACAAATAAAGATTGTGGTTTTGATCATTGGCTCTTTTTAAGAGAAGCCAAGACAAAAAATTTCAAGATAGTGTGCGATTGCGGCACGATTTTTAAACCAAAACGCATACAAAATATAGAAGTAGTCTACGCTATAAAAGAGTCAGTTGAAAAACCAGTAGACAATCCAGAGGAATCTGGTAAAATGGAAGATATAGAATGTGTATCTCGTGCAATAAACATGATGATATCTTTAGGATATTCAAAAAAAGACGCACAAGATAGTGTAATTTTTATTTTCAAAAACGAACACATTTTTGATCCATCAGTTCTTGTTAAAAAAGCAGTCTTACATATTGGAGGAATATAATGAGCAAGGGTATAAGACCATCAACGTTTGATGAAATTATTGGGCAGGATGCTGTGATTAAGCGTCTGCGAGTGTCTGTGACGGGATGTAAAAACATAGGCAGTGTGATGCCTCACGTTTTAATAGACGGCCCTCCGGGGCTTGGAAAGACTACTATAGCGAGTGCCATAGCCAACGAGATGGGAGTTAACCTGTATACAACAAATGCCGCTAGTATACGAAGTATTAAGAATATTATGCCATATATTATGGGAATGACTCCAAGATCAGTATTATTTATTGATGAGATACATAGGCTACCAAAGATTGTTGAAGAATTTTTGTATCCTGTAATGGAAGATTTTGTTCTTAATATTACGGTTAAGGATGACGAGGATAAAGAAGTTGCAGAAAAAATTGATTTACCAATATTTACCATTGTTGGAGCAACAACAAGCGGCGGTAGTCTAAGTCAGCCATTTTATGACAGGTTTACTATTAAGGAGCATTTATCGTTTTATACTGATGATGATCTAGCTAAACTAGCAAGGTTGAACTGTACAAAATTGAACATAGTCATAGATGATTCAGACCTCTTTGAAATTGCTAAAAGAAGTAAGGGTACTCCACGAATTCTTAATGCTAGACTACAATGGTATAGAAATTATCGTTCTTGTCATACTGACAATGCTAGTATTAGTGAGGTTTTTGATGTTCAAGGAATTGATGAGAATGGTTTGGATATGTATGATAGAATGTATTTAAACGCTCTAAAAAAGAGCAAGGGATCCCCACTTGGGTTAAAGTCTATATCTTCAATGACAGGCATTGCTATTGATACTATCGAGAATAGTATAGAGCCATATCTCGTTAGAAAAGGATACATAGTCAGAACACAACAAGGTAGAATTATTGGTAATTTATAAAACAATATACTATTCTATTTAAACCTAGGGGCCTTTTGGCCCCTTTTTTTATTGACTATTGGTGTAATATTCAGTAGAGGCTTCAAATCATTATGGAAATATATTATATAGTTATTATTAATATTTTGGTGTTTTCAATTGGATATTTTTATGGAAAAAATTATTGCATTGGAACTAATACAACAGGATTAATTAATAACAAAACTAAAAACCCTATTGGTAATAGTCAAAGACAATCGGTATCTATTGACGAAACAAAAGTTGTAACTAAGATAGATACTAGTAACCTAGAAAAAAAATATGATTCTATTGGAGAGACTAAAAATACCCAAGATAATATATCTTCAGCTATTAATAAATTAAAAAATATGAAAGGGTAATTTATGGCAAAAGGTTTAGATGTAGGTACAAGTTATATTGTTTTATCACAAGAAAATAATCAAGGTATACAATATAAAGATTTTAGAGACGCATTTTACATTATAAAACCTACAACACCAGTAGCCACTAAAATGATAGAAAAAGGACTAAATGGAAAAGTTTTTATTAAAGATAGTGATGGTTCATTTATTATCTTAGGAAAAGATGCTATAGAAAAAGCTGTAGAAAGAAACGACACGGCCAAAAGACCAATGTATAGAGGCGTCGTTTCTGCTAAAGAAAAAGATGCTAAAAGAATACTCGCATTTATACTCAAAGAAGTAGTTGGACAGGCATCTGAACCAAATGAAAAAATAGTATTCTGCGTACCAGCACAACCAGTAGATCAAGAAGACGATGATTTTGATGTTGGATATCATGAAGATATAGTAAAAACTATATTATCAGAATGTGGCTATGAAGCCAGAGCAATAAATGAAGCAGAAGCGTTGTGCTATTCTGAACTAGAGCAAGATGATTATACAGGAATAGGTGTTAGTTGTGGCGCTGGTATGACAAATGTGTGTGTAATGTTAAATGGTGAGCCTACAGTGGTTTTTAGCACAACAAAGTCTGGTGATTGGATTGATAGAATGAGTGCTGTTGCAACCGGAGAGCCAGATAGTGTTGTTCAAGCAGAAAAAGAGGGAGGGGTATTTAAGATTGGCGAACATAATGATAATCCTATTTTGTCTGCGGTATCATCTTATTATGAAAGACTTATAGATTATACAACAAAAAATCTAAGCCTAGCTTTACATAATCATAAAGCATTACCAAAATTTAAAAATCCATTAACAATAGTCATAGCTGGTGGCACATCTCTAGCGAATGGCTATATCGAAGAGTTTGCTAAAAAAATGAACGAAAATAATTTTCCAATTAAGATTAAAGAAGTCAGACACGCTATTGATCCATTACATTCAGTTAGCAAAGGATGCTTAATAGCATCTAAAATATTATGAGTATTAATATAACAGAAGATTGTCCACAAAGATGTCCAATATCAACAAAATATAGTTGTGATACCTTTGGTCATTGTTTTGAAAGTGATACTGGGCCATATAACAAACTGAGCGATTGTCACGATGCTATACTAAGAGGATATTGCGGATCACCAAAACCAACTAATACTCCAGGCCCAACCTCTACTCCAGAACCAACGTCGCCTCCTCCCAATGTTGGAGTTAATTCAGCAAATTATAATGCTCTGGCAGAGTGGGGTGGCTATAAAGGCAAAGTAACCACAGTTGGTACTAATGGTGGACCAAGTTATTATGGTACTTACGACCAAAATGGTAATGTAAGAGAAATAATACAATATAATTATACTATTACAGTAACTAAAGGTGGCGGATATGCAGATAATGTACTTACGATGGTATCTTTTTATCAAAATAATGTT